ACAAAACAATCATTAAAAACAAATTATTGTTTTTTGGGGTTGTGTGACTTTTGAAGGGTGCGTGCTAATGTATACGGTTTATTCACTTTACAACACAAATCTTTTAACAAAACAATCATTAAAAACAAATTTAAAAAAAAAGAAGAAGAAAGATATCTTTAATACAACCAAATAATATCACAGTATCAGCATTTAACTCAGCTTACTCAGCTTTTTATTCAAAGCTGAGTAAATTGGCCAACACTGTAGTTTTAACTTTACAAATGTATAAAAAAATCTATAGCACTTTTCATTTTATTAATAATTATTGAAGAACATTAATGATGATAGACATTAACAGCTAATAAAAATAGTAATTAATATTAGTAAGTTAAATCAGAATCAGGCTGCCCGGACTATATAATTAAAAGCGATATTGCGGGGACGGGTTTCATTGCCGCCAGTAGATGATGTTGGGACCGGGGGAGAATAATCATAACCCGCATAACTGTTATTTGATAAGTGTCCAGGAACCTCGTATGTACCGGAATTCATTGCGGAACCATCGGAAGTTGGTGCGTAATGCGTATGAGCCAAAATTGAATGTTCCTGAGCGCTGTAGATCACTCGCCCTGCATCAACCCCTCGTCCATCATCCCAGCCACGAATAAATTCGCCTCGCAAATCAGGCAACAAACCCAGAGGGTAAACAGCGGCAAGTTTTGGATACTTTGCCTTATCAAATGCCGCGCCATTACATTTTAACCACCCTGCTGGTGGCGTTGCTGTCGGCCAGGGAAGGGGAATACCCACCGGCAGATCGTATTGCGGATGTGGATTCGCTGCCGCCACATGGTTCGCCATCACATTGTCTGCGTACGCTTTGACCTCAATGACTTTATCATCGACATATTTACGCGTCGCCAGCACCACCGACGGGTCAATTTTCAGCGTCACTGCGTCTGTGCTGTTTACCACTAAGATCATGCGAACCGTCTGAGTCCGGCCGCTGCCTTCCTGCAATTGCGGTTTATAAGTTTCCGGGCAGTTGGCAATGGCAATCAGCGTATTGTCCTGATCGAATAAGCCAATCTCACGGATCCAGAACCCCCCCTGATCTTCGGGAATAATCTGTTCAGCAATGATCTGGTTGGTATTTGCCGGATCAACGCTGAGTGAGTTGAGTGCGGCGCGACGTTTTTCGCCGATCAATTTTGTTTGCGCCGGATCGGGGGTTGGCAAAATACCGCCACCGTCTCCCACTGCCATTTGTGTCAGGCTAAGTTGTGTACCCAGCGCAGTCGCATTAGCCAGTTTCGCTGCACCCAGATTGGTCAGCAACGCATAATATTTAGCTGTCATAATTAACTCTCAGGTTGTCGATTAAATGAATGGCTGAACCGCTATATACAGAGCCGGAGGCAGTAATGGTTTCAGGGAAATAGGGATAAACCGTCAGCTCTTCGCCGTCGTAAGTCGCTGCGGCGAGATAAAAATCTCCCGTGACGTCCAGATTGATAGACAGACCAATCAGATGGCGGCTACAGGGTTTAGCATCGGTGATCAGGCGTTCGAGTTCCTGATACATTTCTTCCGTAATGCCCGTTTCAAGAACGCCGACATCGAGGCGAAAAGTGCCGGGATCGTCCCTGGTCTGCCACCATTCGGTGACGCGAATTAAATATCCCAGCGGTTCAACAACCCGGCGTAATGCGCCGATGGTGCCTTTGTGTTTATGCACGAACCAGGCGGCGCTAACGGCAGAGCGTTTTGCCTGTTCGGTCCAGTTCTCATCCCATCGGTCGACCGAAAATGCCCAGGCCAGATAAGGTAATAATTCCAGCGGGCAGGAATCAGGATCCCAAAGTTTACGCAGAGGTACGTTGATATTGCCGATTTGAGAAAGCGCTTGAGCCGCGGCAATTTCAAGCTGTGTTGAGCCAGAGGGAAGGAGCCGCTCATTCATCCGAGCCTCCGACGGTAAGCGAGTAGGCCGTACATAAAGAGGCCTGAGTTTTATCAAGCACGATGTCCGCCATCGGCGACGACAGCTCGACCCGCTGAACGCCTTCAACATGCAAGGCGGCATAGATTGCAGAAAGCCGGATGTCCCGACCTAGCCGGCTTTGCGTGTTGATATAGGTTTTGAGTTGCGCTTCAGAAGCTGCGCGGACAGGCTCAATTTCTGGCGTTGGCAAGACATAGAGCACGGCATTAATCTGATAAGGCACAATTTCAGCGGCCTGGACTGTGACGCGATCGGCAACCGGACGGACATCTTCATCGTTCAGGGCTTTTTCTACCGCAATGAGCAAATCACCGGAGGCAGCGCCGTTGTTGTCACGTGACAAAATAGTCACTGTCACTACCGCGGGCGACGGGCTGATTGCCGATGCATCTGCAATACGTCCGTCTGCCGAGCGGGCATGATATTCGTAAGCGCCCGTCGGACCGGCCACGCTTAGTCCTTCAAACGCCTGAGGGATGCGCATACGTAAATCGCTATCGGTTTCCAGAATGGCAGCTGTTGGCGGAATAGTGGTGGTATCCGCAGGCTGCAAAATCAGACGCTGGACGTTGAAATTCGCTGCCAGCTGATCCAGATCGCTGCCCGTGGCATACGCTACCATCACCGCGCGGGCGGCTTCGTTTACCCGCTGGCGCAGGATCAGTTCGCGGTAGGCATTCTCTTGTAAGAGTTTGACCAGTGGCTCGGATTCCAGCGTCAGCGTACGGCTGATGGCTTCCTGCTGATCGGTGGGATACAGGGAAATCAGCGTGGTTTTACGTTCTTCAAACAGACTTTCATAATCCAGTTTTTCGACCACATCGGGGGCCGGTAACTGGCTCAAATCGATCGTTGCCATAGTGTCAGCTCACAGGAATATTGAGAGAGAAATCGGTTGCCGTATCGCTACGGTTTCCGGTCAGTTCCACGACCATTTTGCCGGTGTAACTGGTGTCAAAAGTAATGGCCGAGAGTGAAATACGCGGTTCCCAGTGCAACAAAGCGGTGTAGCAGGTCGCCATCATTTGCAGACGCAGTGCGTCGTTTTGCGGCTGGTCGATGAGCGATGAAAGCAGTGAACCGTAGTTCCGGCGCTTCACCCTGGAACCGGCCGGTGTGTTCAAAATATCGCTGACGGACTGGCGGATATGATCGAAATCTTCAATCGCCGTGCCGTTGTTTTTGTTCATCCCCAGGTACTTAGGATTACTCATTGCGGGCCTCCGGTTTGACCGCCGCCAGTCTGAACGCCGCTGTGGCGATGGGTATGTACCACGATGCCGTTGGACGTCAGGCTTCCGCCGCTGTGGGTTAAATTGCCGGTCAACGTGCCGCCTTGTTTAACTTCAAGAGAGCCGGTGGTCAGTTTGCGGGTGCAGACGACTTCCGGCGTATCCAGCGTGATGCGTGTGGTGGCGGTGCAGCGGATTTCCGGCGCGGTGACATCAACCTGCTCCGACGCGTCGATCACCGCCGTTTTGATGCCGCTGACTTTCAGGGCGCCGTTCGCCGGTTCGTACTCAAAAATCGCGCCGTCCGGAAATGCCAGATGCAGGGCATCTGCCGAAGCTGACGGTGCCGGTGAGGCATTGGAAAACACGGCCGGTAAGACGAATGCGGTATTGAGCTCGCCGCCCATCGACAGCAGTAAAACCTGTTCGCCCGGAGAGGGCGCCCACCAGCTGCGGGTCCGGCCCGCGCGGTGCGTCATCCACGGCAACCACGCCGTCACGTTGCTTCCGGTCGTAACGCGGCAGCGGGCGTTGGGTAAATCCAGTTCTGACACTGTTCCGATGCGTACCAGATTGCCAATCAGACGCATGATGTCGTTGAGTTGAAAGTTTGTATTCATGGGATTAAGGATGCCGTTTCACAGGGTTGAGCGACAACTGATGGCCGTCTGCCAGCGGATGGCACAACAGTTGTTATCGGGTTATTCAGTCCAGCTGCTGATCAGTTCTCCGTTGAGATAAACCTGGCGCGGCAACGCGACGTTCTCCGGCAGCGGCGGTTCCGGCAGGTGAGTGATCGTCCGTACGAAATTTTCGTCGGCGACCTGAACCCGCTCAGTGAGTTGCAGCGTGAATGACAGCGCTGCGCCCGGCTGCACAAAAGCAAAATCGGTCAGCCGGTGCGCCGCGTTGCCGAGAATCTCAGGCTGATTGATCCGGAGCCAGCCGAGGATGGCGACCACCATCTGGTCAGTCAGACTTTCATCGGGCGCGTTGTCGCTGCTGACGCTTAACGTCAGCGGATAGCGATATTCGAAAGAAAGTGAAGAGGCCGAGGTGGCGACGACATTTCCCGCGCCGGTGGTCATCACCAGCTTTTCAGGGGCGGATTGGAAAAAGGGGATTTGCTCAATCAGCCGTTGTTTTAGCTGTAGTGGTTTTTGCATGTTGTGCCTCCTGACACTTTTTGATGGTCTCAATCTGCAGGCCGCAGCTCAGCAGGGCGGATTCCAGCTGGAGAATATCGGCGCTCAGCGCCGCGTTAGTGCGCGGATGGCTGGACGGAACCGGGCAGGAACTGACCGCCGGACAGCCAATGTAAATAATCGCTGGCGGAGCTGAAGGCTGGCCGGTCGTGCAGCCGGCTAACATCAGCAGGCAGCTCAGCGTCAGCCCACTGGCGCGATTGCGGATTGTCATGAAGGCTCCTTTGCCGTTCCTGTTCCCGGGACTGCATCACCTGCGCGGCGGTGCTCAGGTCTTGACGTAACGCCAGTACGGCGTCCGCGCGTTGCTGCATTTGCTGATTCAGCTCTGTAATCAGTTGATCCCGCTGGTGTAATTGCACTGTCAGCGCGTCGTGCTGCTGAACGGCGTTGTTGAGGTCGTGCTGTAGTGAACGGTTGGAAAGCAGCAGGATGACGATTAACAGCGCCATTCCTGCCAGAAGTGCCAGCATTGCTTTCATTCAATTCCCTTCAGGCAAACGGTGAATTCGGCGTTTCTCCGGCGTTCCAGCCCGCTGCTGCGCTGGCCTTTCACATAAACCCAGCGAGGAAGTTGTCCGCAGGCCTGCCGCCATTGTTGTTTGTTGATGAAATACGCCAGCGTGGATTTGCAAGCCGCGCCGGTACCGACGTTAAAACTAAATGACACCACGGCATCAAAGACCGGCTGCGGCATGTCGGCGGGCATGCATTTTTTGACGGCGCGCTCAGTTTGCTGGATATCCTGCAACAGGTTTTCAGCCGCCTGATGCTCGCTGATCGCTTTTCCGGGAACCACGCCTGCCGTATGGCCAATGCCGCTGGTCCAGAAGCCCGCGCTGCACTGATAGGGTTGGAGCTGGCAACCTTCAAAGTCAGTAATCAGCCGCAGCCCTTCATCTGAAACCTGTAAGGCGTGATAACCGGGCAGCGCCGCCATCAGCGTCAGAATCGCGGCGGCGCTGCACCGCTTAAGAGTTGAGGTCTTCATAGGTGTTCGGATTCAGGTTGCTGCGCGCCAGAAGCTGGAAGCTTTTACGCCGGTAATACCAGTTGACGAGAAAAGTCCCGACGCCCACGCCGGAGCCGACTAAAAAAGCCACATCCTGTGATGTCAGGCCCGCCAGCCAGGTCAGCGACGTGGCAATGAAATAGGCGCAGGCCGAGCTGATGCGTTCAGTATTCAGTCCCATAACTTGATCGCTTCCTGAACCGGTTGTTCAGCGATATCAGGCATTTCAACGGCGGTGCCGTGAGGCAATAACGGGCCTAAGTCCGCGATGCCTTTATTGGCGGCGTACACTTTTTCCACGACAACCGTGGTGCGGCCGTAATAACGCCAGCACATGGAATCGAGGGTATCGCCCTGTTCTGCATAGAGTTTCATCGGTTTTCTCCGCAAGTGAGTGAAATCGTCAGGAGGTGAAATCAGTCTGCGGAATATGGCCGGAGGCAGCAATCTGAGAGGGTTGTTAAACGTGTGGCACAACAGGGAATTGAAGAGGGAGAAATGGCGGGGCGCTTAGCCCGAACAGAAGCCGGAGGAGTAAGCGCCACAACAGGAAAATACCGCCCGCAGATCAGGTTTTCAGTGTGCTTCGTCTGCGCTCCCGTGGTAACAGAGCGCGTCCTGATCCTCACCGGTCAGAGCCTGGCCAGCCAGTTCAGAAATCAGTGACATCACGACAAGAAATTCTTTTGGATTGCATTGCGCTGTCTGCGAAATGTCTGCGATCAATTGTATCCTGGACAACGTTAGCTGTTGTTTAGTCAGGTTTTCCATTTTCTCCCCTCGCCAGATACTGTGTTTATATACAGTATTCTTTAATTGATCTAATACG